ATAACCTCCAGGGAATCTGTTTTGATGCTATAATTCTTAGGAAATTTAACACCACCATCATTAAATTCAAACATAATTTCATCCATAAAATCTTTATTCTCATAGCAAGTAATAAAGACAGATGCACCACTAGGGTCCACTAATAATGTCCAGCGGCGTGGATCGTGTTTGCCATATCTAAAGAACATCTTCAGAACAATGAAGCCGTTATCTCTTAATCTTTTGATAAAATAGCCAGCTGTACGAATTTTATTTTTAGCTAATTTCATAATTTTAATTTACAAGTGCTGATACAATATACTTACAGGTGTATCCAGATTCTTCAAGATCAAAAAGAAATACACCAAGACTATTGTTGTACCTTATGTTTAGTTCATTAGATTTTAAAGAAGATATCAACCTTACAATTTCAAAATTAATTGGGACAGGTTGCTTAATGTTATCACCTTCAAATGCATCTGTAATCTTTAACGCAATACTGTCAACATTATGTCTATTATTATCAGTAAAATCACAAAATATGCCTTTATCATCACTATAAAGATAAAGCTTGGTAACATCTAATGCAATGGTACTAGCTTTGAGAATATTCTGTAATTCATTCTTTCTAATTTTAAATATTGTATTAAATTGCAAAGCAAATATCTTCGAGACATTTATCTTTGGTACAACAACAATACCATCCTCCAATAGATGGTATTTGAATTTAAAATAGTTGTTTGCAAAAGATATATTATTATTTTCTATATTAAGTTGAATGCTGTTTTCTTCAATACATGAAAATATTTTTATTAACTTTTTTACATCAGGTATATTGAGTGTAACAAGATTGTCACTTATAAACGAATCATCTTGATTAGTGGAACTGTAGTAGACAACAGTATTGTCGTTATTACTCGTAATGCATGATGCATCATTTTTCTCGAATTTTAAAATACAACTGTCAGTTAATTTAGATATATTGTTTAAAAAACCGTTATTAAAGTTTTTTAAGTTATGAATCTTGAGAACCATCTTGATATATTATAGTTCTTTTTTTTTATTTTCAACTAACTCTCTTAATTTGTATACTTCATTTTCAAGAGTTATTATTTTTCTATAAACATCGTCTATTTTTGAAAAAATATCATTTAGGTCATACTTTTTATCAAAAGGTAGCACCAGTTGATTGGGGTCTTCTTGTTGTGAAGAATGATCAGCAGCTAGTACAGGGTATTGTGGTGGAGCTAAATCAGTATTAAGCAATTGTTGATGTGGTATCTGTTGGCTAGCAGCTGCCGCAACAGGTGCACCTGTTACTTTATCGTGTTCTAAAGCAAGTTTTTGAATATCAAAATTTGTAGATCGTAGATTACTACCATCAATAACTTTAGTATTGATTTCGTTTAAAGAGCCTTTTACAGCTCCAAAAAACTTAAGCAAATCTACTTTTTCTTGATATTCTTCTTGTGGTGTTTTATTCATCTAAACCATCAAGCAGTCTCTTCACTTCGTCATCATCAACAGCTGTTGATGGTTTTGAAGTAACTGTAGCTGCTACCGCAGACTGTCTTTCAACTGGCTTGGTTACTACTTCATGCGTATCATTATCAGTTGATTCAACACAGAGGAAGTGCTCGTCGAGAATCTTCTTAAGCTCATCGTATGACCTAACGGGATTTATTTTCTCAAGGTCATGAATACTGTTGAGAATCTCATCAACGTTTTTTTCAGTAACACCATCAATAGCTCTTGGCATCGAAAACTTTGAAGAAGTGTACGTCTTATACCCACCTTGTGTTTCACAAGTAATCTTAAGGTTAACTCCATCTGCTTTTAATGAAAAGACTTTTGCGCCCAGATCATCAGCATCATCACCATCAATGGCGCGCATAATAATCTTATGCAATTGCTTGCCGAATTGAACAATCTTAACTTTGCCATTATTGTCGGGATTAGTAGGGTCATCAACAATATATGCATTGACAAGCCAGCGCTCAGACCATACTAAAGAGCTTGCTTTCTTCTTATCTTCTTCTGAACCTGTGCGTAGTAGTTTGTATTTAAGTTCGGAAATAGGATCTCTTTCACCAAAGGAAGAAGGTGAAACAACTGACATAAACTTACCTGATGCAAAGCTATTGAATGCATGTTGGTAGAAGTGAAAGAACGTTTTTGCGGGATCCTTAATATTGGGAAGCAAGCGCACAACATATGTCTTGTCGGCTTCCATTCTAAGAATATCCCGGAAAGAGGAGTTATTACTATCCTGACGGACTAATGCAGTTTTAATACTTTCAAACATTGATTTGGTGATGTCGTTCATATTCCAATATAATATATGAAGCTTAAAATATATCAAGCTATTTTCTTTATACCTTCTCTTACTAAAACTTTTAATTTTTTTGACCGCACAAAATTACCATAAATTTCATTTATATTGTCGAGAACGCTCCCGAGAACAAATTTATGGGTTTCAAAATTTTGTGTTAATCTCTTCATGAAATTGCTGAACCCCATTAGTGAGTAAAAATTAATACTGTGTGCTTGAAGATGCCCTATAAATGCAGGCAAAGTATTATTGTCTTCAGCAAAGTTTAAGTAATCTTTTATTTGTATGTTGTGTAGTATGCAGTAATCTTTTATGAATTTTAATGAAGAAAGTGTGTGTTTGAGAGTTTCAGTAGTATCGGGATCCTGTGTCTCTTTTTGTTTTTTATATATGTTATATGTGTTAACTGCCTTTGGAGAGATGTAATATTTTAAATCAAAATAATTTTCATCTTTATATAATTTGAACGGAGCACTAAAAAAATCATCTATTTCTATTTGTTTAAATTTATTAAAAAAAAAGCTCAACTTTTTGAGATAAAAAACGGTTGAATTGTCGACATTGGAGAAGTCTTTACGGTGAGTATAGGGTTTATTTTGTGCTCTCTTGGTGCAGCTTAAATGTTTATTGTAAATAAATTTTTCGAAATCGCTTAACATCAATAGAACTTCCACTTCAAGTGTGCATTCTTTTTCTTTAATTTCTTAAGCATTGATGGTTTGTAAGCACACTTCTTCCACTTCAAGTCTTCAAGTATACCGCTTCTTTTGGTTAATTTTGAAAATGCATTCAGCTTTTTGTCAAAATATTCTTTATTAGAAGATTTTTTCAACTCTAGTTTTACTTCAGCATTATTTCTCACATCTATCCTTACTTAAAAATTTCATTATATATTTACTCTTGTACAGGGTTGGATCAAATTCAAAGAACATTTTAAATGCATAAAAATCATTATCCACTTCTAAAATTTTTTTGTAGAGCTTTTTGATGTTTTCGTTTTTTAAGCATAATAGAAAAATATTAGCAAGATTAAGTTTCTTTCCATTGATAAGGTATATGAAGGTGCAAAAAGATAAGAAGTTATGCATTGTTTCAGACTCAACCATTTTAAAAGCAGGGTTGAGTTCTTTAATGTTCATTTAGTGGGAAGAAATTCTTAGTTAAATCAATGATTTGTTCATTGAGTTTACAAAATGCTGCATATTCTGTTCCATATCCTGAAAAACATTTATGCACATAATCTCCTAAGTCAATGTCAATGCCTTTACTCTTTCGGAAATGTGCTGTTTTCCTTTCAAGATCTAGTACAAGGGAGATATCAAATCCTTTTTTAAGAATTTTGTGTGCAACTTCATTTTTAAATTTGGCACTAAAAGTAGAAACCACAGACAGAGTTTTATTATTGTAATTTAAAGTACCTTTGAATAGTTTTAGTGATTTAAGCGTTATAGCTAACTCTTTAAGTAGTAAGTTTATTTTGTAGTTTTCTGTTTCACTAAATAAAATTAAACCGGAATTAAATTTACGCATAAACGCATCAACCTTATTCATATCAGGTTGTGTTTTAAAATAATAAAACAATTTTAACGGTATGAGATCGTTATCAAACGTAAAAGTCAAGTATTTTTTAATATTATCAAGAAAAATTTCTTGGTTATTGCTAAATTTGTTTTCAGTATGTTTTTGAAGTAAATTTATTAGTAAGTCAAGAGTTGTGTCACCACCTGTAATAATACGTGCTTCACTAAAGTTGGGTATATTAGTAATTTTTTTATTAATAAAGTATACATTCTTGCGATCATATGCCCGGTTAAAGTTTTTTAAATCATAAAAACCAACAATATAGACAAACTTAAAAGAATCTAATTTTATTTTCTCAAGATCGCTTTGTAAGTTGTTTTCTGAAGACACAATTGTGGTGATATCTTCTTTCTTGGTAAGCCATAAAAATGACAATACACAAGCCGCTGCCTCAATATTTGGAGGCACCACAAAACAGTATTTTCCCTGCATTCTATAAGTATTTAGGAAAATCTATTAGTAATCAATTGTTATCTGCTAATACCTTAAGTGTTGACGTCAACGAATTACTTTCGTCGGTATCATTTATAGTGTCGTCTTGTGAAATTGTTAATGTGGGGTAATCTATTCTCAATAAAACATTTCCAAAATTTGGGCCAAAGCGATTTTTCATCATACCCAAGTGAATGACACCCAGCTCCCTCTCATCATCTGTCTGGAAAATACTCATAACAACATCTGCAGTCGCAGCTAAGCCAATGCTTTCACTAATTGTAGCTATGGATGGGTCTGATTCGCTATAACCAGAGCGATTCAATTGTGTTGCTGAAATAATAGGGCAATTAAAAATATACGATAAAGCGCGAATCTTTTCAGTGACATATTTTACTCTTTCATAAGAATTAGTACCTGTAGGTGAGTGTACAAGATTAAGATAGTCCAATATAATTGTATCTACTTTTATTCCCTTAGCGATAAACTTCTTAATAAATGCATTTAATTGCAGGGGTGAAATAGTTGATGGTGGGAACTCCTTCACATAAATCCTAGCATTGGGGTTTTTCCTATTAAATTCGTCCAGACCAATCTTAAGCTGATCCTGTTCGCCCTTTAATCTAAAGATTGGAATTTTAGTAATATTGGATGATAGTCGTTTTGCGTATATCAATTCCGGCATTTCTAACGAAATCAATAAAACTGTTTTATTCTGCTTTGCAATATTAGTAGCAACATTAGCAAGAAAAATTGACTTGCCAATATTTGTTTCGCCTGCAAAAACATACAAAGACCTGCCATTTTCTTGCAATCCTCCACCTATACGTTGATCAATCCAAGGGTATCCTGTGGATATAAAGCTTTCAACCTTATTTAAATCATCAATAATAAGCTGTGAGTTTGAAAGTATCTCAATACCTAGGTCTACTGAAAGATTGATACTGCAAGAGCTATCAAACTTTTCCAAAATTTCTGCAGTATTGATCTCACCTTTTGAGCATTTATCTGCAACTTCAAGCATTGTTGTATATACAGCCTTTTCTCTTAAAAATCTTTCTGTATTACGGTAAAGCTCTTCTTCATTAAAGTTTTTGTCAATATCTTTAAATTTCGAAATTGATTCTTTGAAGCTTTCTTTAAGCTTATCAGTGCTCAAGTAAGCCTTTATTTCAGTTAATGTGGGTACTGTGGTATTTTTAATATAAAATTCTTTAATAATACTAAAAATGCTCTTGATGTTTTTGTCTTTGAAGAAAGTCGGCTTAACAATATCTACAATCGAGCCTAAAAATTTTTCGTCAGTAAGCGATTTATATAAAACAACATGCTCAAAGAAATCTAAATCTAAAGCACGGTCTTGCATAATTTAATAATAAAAGAAAGTATAAATTAATCAACGAGAATATTCTCGCATAAAAGCATCTTCACTATTCTTAAAGTTGTCATCAAAAGATCGGAGACCGTGTGAGCAGTGAATGACATTTATAGGGTAAACACCTAGTTTTAATTTTTTACTGTTTGCATCAAGACAGGAAGCAATATCATAATGGTGAAAAATATAGTTTTCGTTAAATCTCCAGCTAGCTTCTTTTACCTTTCCAACGTTAACAGCAAGAAAAAGACCATCTAACACTGCAACACGCGAAGGTGTAGGTCCAAAATTTGTTGCAAAATGATGTGCGCGTGATTCATCCTGATAGTGATTTACAATCCCTCTTAAATTATTACTATTAACCCCGCCTGCCATAAGATGCCATAGTGCAGGTCTTATGATTTTCGGATTAACACAGCCAGCAAGACCTATAATATCGTAACCTAGGTCAGTTGCAGCTTGTAATTTGTTTTTTAACTTAAGATCATCTATGAAAACATCATCATGACAAAAAACAACAATATCATATTCACTAGCTTCCTTACTATATAAAAAATTATTATATGATTTAGATAACCCATCTGTATTTTCCTTCTTAAAATACACATCTAAATGATCAAATTCTAAACAACTCTTATATAGATCTGTCTGTGTCTCGTCGCTCTTAGTAGTACAGCTAAAAATACAAATATTCATATAATAAAAAACGGGCTGTTACCGTCAAATCCTGAAACTTTTGTTAGGCCCTCTTGCGTAACCAAATAAAGAGCATTGTCATCAAGCTCGCTCAAGCCAATATCAGGATATGATGAGAACTCACATTTAATAAGATCACCATAAAGTGTACTACCACATCGCACAACATAGATATTCTTACTCACATGATTGAGGAGCCACAAGCTATAGGTCCCCTCAATAGCTTCTAATACATTTTTAATTGTCTGTATCTCATCATCTTCCTGCATACAGCTTAAAAGCACCGGTATGATGCTACTATCAACAGGGTTTGCGTGCTCAGGTACATATTTTTGCTTTAAAGTTTCAAAATTAGATAATACACCATTATGTGCAACAACCCAATCACCATCTACAAAAGGGTGCGAAGTGGCTCTATCATATCCACGAGCTGATGAAGTAGGGGCCTGTGTATGTCCTAGAAGGTAGTAGTAATTATCACTCATCAAATCATCAAGATTGACTTCACCTGGTGCAGATTCACAGTACTGAGACCGTCTATCTTGCGTTAAGAAGCAGCAACCGAAAGAAAAATTACCTCTCTGCTTATTTAAATTATAAAGAGATTTAAATCTTTCTTTATCTGTAGCTCCAAATATACCACACATTTTATTATAATGGAATACAGTTAAAAGAATTCCAGTCTATTTCTTTCTTATAAGGAATAGGATCAATAAAGCCTGCTTTAATAAAACCTTGTAAGCGAAGACTGCACGCAGTACATTCGCCGCATGCTTCTTGTTCACCCTCATAGCATGTCCATGTATCTTTAAACGGTACGTTCAAGTGTACACCCAATGTAACAATATCTAGCTTTGATTTTGTTAATAAAGGCGCTTCCACATTAATTCGTGTTCTACGATTCAAACTAGCCACTTTATTGAGCTCGGTAATAAACTCAGTACTGCCATCCCAATAACCAGCAATACTATCAGCTTGAGCAGCTCCGTGCCACACTGTTGTAGTATTATGACTTTCAGCATGTGCAAGACATATGCTAAGTAGCATTAAATTTCTAAACGGTACATAATTTACTGTTTGTGGGTCACCCATAACATTGCGAGCTTTTGCAACAGCAATATTAGTATTCGTGAGGGCAGATGTCGAAGCAATATCTTTAAAAAAAGATAGATCAATTATATCGTGAGTAATATTTTCATTACCGATTTTATCTCTTATTAATCCTACTTGCAGTGTTGCATAATTTAATTCCTTCTTATGCTTTTGATTGTAATTGAAACTTATGCAGTGTAGTTTTTCAAACTCATCTGCAGCTTTATATAGCAGCACGGTACTATCCATACCACCACTAACAGGAACTACTACAGAAGGTTTCTTATTTGTCAACATCTTCAGCTAGTTTAGCACCTTTTGTTTTCTTTGCAACTGGTGCTTCTTCAGAAGGTAGTTCGTCTGGCACTTCATCTAAATTACCGTATTGCCACTCGGTATTAATCTTAGCTTCAATAGCAGGTAACAATTTTGTATTCCAAAGGTCTTCATCTGTTCTCCATGTCTTATAATATCCCAACTTAGTACCATCAGCAAGAGCATATGTTGCGCCATTCTGCACAACAATACCGAAACCAACTGCAAGGTCCAGTAGACCGTAGTATTTGTTAAGGCCAGACTCAAAGCTCAAATACATTTCACCTTGTAAGTATTGGCGGACAAATCTATTCTTAACAGTAAGTGCACGGAGAATGACGCCTGGATAATTGCGTTGACCAACAGCTAACTTACTATCTACTAATTTACCGCCATCATCTTTTTCAGGCTTACGTGCTAATTGTACTGTTACATCAGACAAATACCAAACACTTTTACCACCAGGTTGCTGCTTGATCATACTTTCATACATTGCACTTGGGTCATCATACGTATGATTAGTAATTAAGAATGTTGTCTTAGTTAAGCGCGACATGTTGGTACATGTCTTAAGCAAACTTTTAATTGCTCTTGCTCTTGTACCCATATCAGTTGAACTGCTCTCCTTTGTCATTCTATCTAAAGAGAGCTGATTCTCGAGATTGCCAAGAGAATCAATAGCAATAATAAACTTTCCCTCTTGGCCGTTTTCCTTAACTTTTGTAAGGAAATTATAAATTGTGTTTCTCGTCTCTTCAATTGAAAAGCAAGGAACATATTTTACTTTTGTTGTGTCAAGACCGAGCTTAGCTGCTGATTCTGAATCAATTGCACCTTCTGTATCAAAGATAACTGGTACAAGCCCCTCTTTCTGAGCATTAGCAAGAATTTTTGTAATGACATAAGTTTTACCAGTCATACTCTCACCTGCAAACAGGGTTACTCTATTTCTAGGCACACCTTTATTAATACTACCTGAAATAATAGCATTCAATACATATGAGCCTGTACTAATCCAACCATCTACCTTTGAAAGAGTGCCTTCCGAGAGGTAAGTTGCGTGTGGATTGATACTATCAATAGTATCAAGTACGTTCCGGATGTCTTTAGTAAGAGACATTATTCGTCAAACAACTTGATAACTTCAGCTTTATCAACACCAGCAGATTTCTGCTGAGGCGCAGGAGCTACTGCTTGCGGTACGCCACTGAAGAGCTTATCGTACTGCTCAATAAGTCTAGAATCAAGCTCAACATCGCCAGTAACAATCTTATCTTTACTAAAGTTCCATGTTGTACCTTCTTTTTGTGCATTTGCAGCAACAAATTCCCTAAAGAAATAAGGGATTGTCTGCACCTGGATTTGGCCAGTCTGTGGGTTTTGTCCAATATGGACGATTGCAGGGTTTTTAATCTTGAGTGTATCTTTTGTATCAGATACAACTTCACCAAGAATAACGCGACCAATATGGTCAACAAATGTAGTAACGTTTAATGTTTTGCTCATATTTAAATTTTATAATAAAGAATAAAAAAATCAAGATAGTAATTCAAATAAATCGCATTGTACCTGTTGTCCTGGTTCAACAGCTTTCCATTGTACTGCGTCATATAGTCTTTCTATTGCGCTAAACACGATTTTGTTAAACATAAGCTCATGATCAGGTTCAAAGACGTTTGTAAATTCTTTTGGGTAATAATACTTGAAAGCAATTGATGTTAAGCCATAAGGGTTAGGTTTACGCACGTAAAAAAATCTTATCTTATCACCCGAATTAATACTTTCGTATTTTTTATCAATATTGAGTTTTTTAAGCAAGAAATTGTGATAGTATGCAGCCTTAACATGGTTAGGCATTCCCTTTACCACTCTAAAATTGTCACACTGTGCAGCATATTTTTCGTAATTTTTAATACCTGACACAAAAGATATATCTTCTAAAGGAAGATTTTTAAATATATCATACGTCTCATTTAAAACTTTATTTGTTTCGGTTTGATTTTTTGACATTAGCATTGTAGTAATAATTTTCTTAACGTGCGGTTTAATTGCTCTAGGCATTGTTGTTCGAACAACTTCAACACCAGTGTATTTAAATTTGTCGCAAGGTATACCCTCTTCATCAAGTAAATGAAGAATGTACCTTTTTTTCTGCAAAAAAATACCAACATCTGCAATTGCTTCGCGCTTAAAGACAAACCGACAATCTGTTGAATTCAATGAATCGGTGCCCCACTTGGTAATATGCTTATTGAGATAGGCTTCAAGCTCATCTACGAGCTTATGATATTCTTTTGTTACATGCTTATCCTTATCTAACACTGGTACATTGAGATTGGTTACAAGGTTCTTGAGCGTAACATATACGCTATCGGTGTCATTATATATGACAGGATCTACCGGCAATTCCGCAATATTAATTTTTTCTTTAATAAAATTTCGTACCAATTCGTTACACTGTTTGATAACAGATTGGCCGGTAAGAGTAATTGAAGAAGCCAAATCATCATCACCAATGGGTGCATGCTTGTTACCAAAGTAACCATAAATCGTATTAATAAAAATCTTTATTGTGTGCTGTTTGATGTTTAATCTATTCACTTCAGCTTGTGTATCTATATATTCTTGACTTTTTTTATCAAGAGTTGCAAGTACCTTCTGCAGCTTTTTGAGCTCGTGCTTGATTTTAACTCGTTGTGAATAATATCTGTCAACAATCTCCGGTATAATACCTTTCTTTTTTTGCGAAAAGAGAACCTTGGATCTGGATATTGATAATTGTTCTTTTTTAATGAGTTGCGCAAACTTCTCTCTCGATAGAGTAAAGGATGTTCCATTAACATCTCTGAAGAGAACGTTGCCTGTATCTTTGTCTATATTCTCGATTTTGCCCATCTTTGTTTCAGGTGAAAGATTCAGAGATATCATCGTATTGGGGTATAGACTGTTTGCATCAAATGATACAATGTGTTCTTGAAAACCCTGCTGTGGTTCGCTCACGTAGGCACCAGGATTTTTTGCTTTATTGGTATCGTTTCTGATGAATGTAGGAATTCTTTGCTGTCTGTATCTAGCACGTATTGCAGTAGCACCTGTAATAACAGACAGTGATCCCATGGCAGCTTCAAATGTAGTTAGTCCTGTATATGCAAGCATTCGAAGCAATTCGAGATATCTTAGTTTATCTTCTAGCTTAACTAAAATCTTTACGTCTTGTATATTGTAATCAACGAACGTTTCCCAGTTGTCATCAGCTAACGAAGAAAGATTAGTATCACCGTAATCGACTTTGCTTTCATTTAATTCAATCTGTGCAATATTATCGAGCTTGTAACTCTCTCTCTGCACCATACAAAATCTTTTATAAATGTCTAGATAATCAATAACAGATATGCCCTCAATATGCCATCTTACTTGATCTTGCCCGAACTTACCTTTAATAGATCGTGGATACAATTTTAAAACAGGGGAAAGTTTCAATACTTCTTCATCACCTAATATATTTTTTATTCTATTAATAATATAGGGAATATCAAAAAATTCACAATTCCAGCCTGAAAGAATATCGGGATGATCCATTTCAATAAATTTGATAAATCTTTTCAGCAATTCACTCTCACTATCGCACTTTACATACGTTACATTTTTTTCTTTCTTGATGTACGACTTAAGGCCCCATGTGTAGTAATGCTGTTGCAGTGAGTCATAGACTGTTATGATATTAATAGTGTGTTTAGCTTGATCGGGTACTGGAAACTCATCTGGGCTATACGTTTCAATATCAAGCAAATAAAGCTTGAGCGGGTTTTTACTAAAATCTTTATCTTCGTTCTTTTCCCAATATGAATCAATTAAATGTTGTTGTATGGGTGGGGTGTTTTCAAAAATTCGTGTAGCACCACGCTTGATGTATTCATTGCGATCATATTGCGTCTTGAAAGAAATTTTCTTTAGATTAGTATTAAAGATTGACTTTAGATCAGATCCATTATTACTTTCTATATAGAGATAGGGTCTATAAGTTGCATCATAAAATGTTCGTCTGCCATCAGCATCCCATGTGTATACACGTACGCATTCATTCTTAGGCAAGTAAACAGCATTCCTATACACAATATAATAATAAATGAAAAGCTAACTATTACAAGCTGTTAATCTTATTCAGCAATTTTCTATCTTTGTGCCCGTAAGGTAAAGTGTACAATTCATGATAGGTATTAATATTGTCTTCATTTTCTAACCATCTTGTTTCAGCATATGCTCTTGCATGCTGACAGTATGTCATGTATTTGGACTTCTTTTCTAGCACTTCCTCAATTCTTTGAATCATCTCTTCACCAGTCTTGAATTTAAATGGTGCTTGTGCATATGTACAAAGATCTTGACAAGCAATAGGTATGCCGTAACTGCACGCTTCAATATACTTAAGATCACTTTTTGCTTTGTTAAAGTTATTGTCCTGTAGAGGAGCAACCATCATGTTAATGTTCAAGTTATAGATTTTTTCTGGATATCTATAAAGTAATTCCCATGGGTGGTATTCAAATGTACCGTCTTTCACAAATTGTTGTAAGGCCAGAGGAAATGCACCCAAGAATACCCACTGGTATTTGTGGCGTGTATCAACAATTGCTTGCAACACATGACGGAAGTCATCATTTTGATTTACTCTATTTTCAACATCAAAGTGCGCACCAGAGCCTGCGTATAAAATGCGAGGGCGCTTGCGATGTGTATCATAGTTTTGACTTATTTTCTTTTCATTATAAAAATGCCCAATCCACCATTTTGGTGGATAATTCGGAATAACTGTAACATTTTTGTTACCGGTTTTATTCGTATAGTATTCTTTCATGAAATCACATGTGACAGTAATTTCGTCCGACATACGCATCATTTCTAATGCATTATTTCTAATCTCATCATTCTTAAAGGCAGGCTTGAACTTGTTATATTCCGGAATATCTTCATGAAACATAATATCATCAATTTCATATATGAGTCTAAATCCCATCTCCCCGCTAAGCTTTTTAAGGAACTCAAAAAATTGTCTCTGGTGACCGGTGGCTTGTCTTTGGATACGAATTGCTTGCGTATTGCCATACCAGCGCGGATCAAAACACATAACTGTTGAAGCATGCACAATAGCTTTTTGGTGTGCACAAAGCAAGTGCCCAGGCCAAATTAAGCGCCAGAAACCGCAACCACTGTAATCGGCAAGATAGTTTATTGCACGTGGTAAGTTTGCCTCGGGTGGTACTTGTGGTACCTGCTGTGGTGCTACTTGAGGACCTGTTGGTAATGGTTGAAAAGGCTGTGCAAAGGGTGAAGCAAAAGGTGAAGCAAAGGGAGAAACCATGAAAATATATTAATATAAACAATAAATAATTCAAGCATGAATAATAAAGACTCCAAACTAATTTTTGAAGCGTACACAAAAACCCAATTAATTAGTGAAATACCTGTTTTTGGGCCAGGAGATTTAGGATTTTCATCGGATCCACGCAAAAGCGCCGGTGGTGGCTACGGATTTAAGGATTTGTCCGACGAACAAGTAAGTGGGTTAATCAATACAATTAAAACAAAGCTTTTTAAGCCTGCATCACATACAGTTGATGGTGTTGAATATCAGCTTTATTACCCGGGAAGTAAGGATAAATTTCGCGCTGAATTAATAGATCTTGTTAAAAATGAACTCAAGCTTGGTAAAACTCAGGCTGGTTACACTGCTCGTATTGCAGATAACTTGCTTAATGTTATACGAACAGATGGCGAAGGTGGTAGTGCTACATCACCAGCTGCAATTAAGAAAGCTGTTGAAGCAGGAGTAAAGAATAAAGAAATATCAAAAAGCGATGTACCTGCAACTATTGAAGCAGAAAAGATTTTCACAAGAACTGGTACACCAAATTTTGGCAAATATGATAAAATAAGTCCAAGAGTATATGATGAATTATCAGATACATTTGAAACAAGCAATCCAGAAGAACTAAGAAAGCAAATCGAAGCTGCAGCACGCAGTACAGCAGAAGATATGTTGGATAAGAAAGAAAAAGAAGAATTTTTTAAGGTTGATCCAAAAGATAATTTTGATTATTTTCAAAACTTTGTAGATTTAGCTGCTGATTATTACAAGCTAGCTAACCCTGAAGATATAACAAAAGAGCCAGAGGCTCTCGAAACAGGGCTTGAACCAGATATTGAAGATATCGCGCGAAGAGAATTTGGTAGAAGAGTTATACCGCAAGCTGTTGGTGATAGAAATTATACTTCTTTTGATTAATAATCGCTGTATTCAATACGCTTGGTAATACCATTTTTCTTTTCTAGAAAAATAATGTCACCGGAAGCAAACTTTACACTTTCTTTGCGGTGACTAATCACCATAATGCATTCATTGTATTTTTCGATTCTTTCTCGTAAAATGCCGAGCACAAGCTCTACACCTTTTTCATCCAGAGATGAATCAAATAACTCGTCGTACACACTAAAATTGAACGCGACGTTACCTTGCAGACGTCTTATATCCATAAAAGCAAACAAACACGCTAAATCTATATTCTTTCGTTCTGCACCACTAAAATTAAAATAGGAACACGGTTTGCCTTTTTCATCAATAATCTCTTCTTCGAAATATTCATTAAAAATACAAATGCAATTCGAATCCATTTTCTTTAGATAATAAGCAAGTTTGCTATTAAAGAGCTGAAGAATCTTTTTTACAATATATGATTTTACTCCTTCTTCAGACAGAACAAATTTTACAGCATCAAGCATATTGAAGTGTATTTTTGTCTCTTCAAGAACACTCTTTATATCCTCAAGTCGCTTTGTAATGTCCTCAATATTTGTATCATGTTGGTTGTTTGTCTTGCTAAGTTCTGCAAGATCAATATCTAGTTCTTTCTGCCATAAATTTAATTGGTTTATTCGAGTTTTAATACTCTCTAATTCTTTTTGCTCTAGATTAAAAGCATTAATCTTACCCTTCAAGCTTTCTGCTGCTCCATACAACTTAAGCTCTAATGCAGAAGACTCTTCTTCTTTTGTAACATTTGTTTTAATCTTATCTTCAAAATCGCTAATCTCTTTTTTAATTTTTTGTTTTTCTTCTTTAATATGATTTTTATCTTTATCTTCTAGTGCACGTAAACATGTAGGGCAAGCATCTTTATCTGTTCCAATTCGCTTGTAATCTTTTTCTTTCAATTCAATCTGTGTGCGGTATGAAGAGGTTTTGTCGCGTAAAACTTTAATTTCTTGATCAATTTTTTCAGCTTTTGTTGTAAGAGTGTTGATATCTTTTTCAATTTTCTTGATATCTAAAGCTGTAAATTCATTTATTTTTTTGTTAAGCAGCTGTAGTTCCTTTATATTACTTTCTTTACGACCAGTATATTTCTCTCTTTTAGCGTCACGCTCTTTATTATAAACTTCTTTTGCTGTAACTTGTAGAGATAAGCTATTTTCAATCTCCGTACATTTAGTTAATTCAATATCAAAGCTTCTCTTTGATTCATTGTATTCGTCACGAAGCTGCTGCAACATAGTACTAAAAACTTCTAAATTAAAAATCCCTTCAATAAATTTACGTTTTTCAATCTTCTTTTTTGCCATGAAAGGAACAGTGTTGTTGATAGTCATAATAACACAATTCTGGAAAATATCAGGTGAACAATTAATCTTTTCAAAAATATATTCAGTAGTATTAATAATACTATCGCGTGTTTTATCTTCGCCGTTCTTATAAACATAGCAACGTGACGGTTCAAGCATTCTTATAATTTGGTATTCATCTTTCCTGTCAAACCCTTCAATATCAAAATCTAGGATAACTTCACAGTTCTCTCTATTGGTATTATTAACAATATGCTCTTTCTTAAGTTCTCTCAACGTAGAACCGAAAATAGCAAAGTATATAGCATCAGCAACAGTAGATTTACCAACACCATTGCGGCGATCTTCTTTATCCTTATTAAGACCCGTAATGATGTGCAAGCCTGTCTTAAAATCAATAACAACAGGGTCACTTCCAACAGAAAGAAAGTTTTTTATTGAAATTTTCTTAAAGATAATTTTCTTCATCGCACTTTCTTAAATAGTTCTGTAGTATAATCTATTATCTCTCTTTTATTATTAAGATCAAGCATATTCACAAATTCTTCAATAGCTTTCGGAATATCTACGCCCGACAAGTCACAGTTAGGATCATTCTGTACATTGAACTTGTTAAAATTTGCTGCGTAATCAACGTTAATTGATAAGGGGTTAAGCGCTGAAAGCTTTTTCAGTAGAAAATCTATTTCATCAGCAGTGATATTCTTATCAACAATAAATTTAACGATATTGTTCTTAAATTCATCTTTGACTTTATCTGTAAATCCGTTTTCTTTAATAAGATCAGATAAATTAATTTTCTTATGCTTGGGGTAATCACCACTTTCAATAAACTCATATTTTAGAGTAGCGAGGTCTAATATATGAATGCCCTTTTGACTCTCTACATCACCAAAATCCATTTGATAAGGACTTCCCAGATATAAAATTGTGCCTTCAGAATATTTTCGTTCATCTTTAAGATGAAAATGTCCAGAAATAACAAGTTTGGCTTTTTCAAGTAATTGTGATGCCTTGATACCGTGATCACAAATCTTATGACTATTCATCTTAAACGTTTCAATTTCAAAATGACCAAACATTACTTCACTATCAGGTAAATGCTTTAGATCTGTGCCCCACGGTACAAAAGATAGCTCTCTATTAAAATTGAATGAAGATGTAACTTGTGAAATAACTCTTATGTTTGGCCAACCAGCGAAAGGTGATAATGAATTGACATCTGATCTATCTTTGTAATAGGCATCATGATTGCCTACCAACATTATAATATTAAAGTCCTTTAGCCTCTCGAGAAGCTGCGATGCAAGATGAATAGTATTTACTGATATCTCGTCCCGGTAGTGAAACAGATCACCGCAAATAATAATGTCTTCGATTTGTCTTTTTTTGAGCTCTTCACTCAACCAAGTAAAGAACTTCTGCGCAACATTATACCAAAAAACATTATTCTGGTGTACTCCAATATGTACATCAGAAAAACAGCATACTTTTTTGTTATTGAGTTTAACCATTCAAATTACTAAAGACATCATTTTCACCATCTTCATTATTACTATCTGAAGGCTTTACGTAAATTTGCTCACCACCAGGGCATGAATGAATTAGATCTGTATAAACTTTTTCTCTGTAATCATTGATTGCAGCGTGATGTTTCTTTTCCTTTTTAATTCTATTAATAAATGCATGAAAAGCAATAGTAGTAAAATATGAAAAAGGGCTAAACCCGCTATTTAGTCTAAATTTCTTATTCTTTAATGCAGAAAACATCTTCACAATTGCATCGCCAACCATATCGTCTTTGTATGTATAATTAATAAAGTTAGGCGCATAGCTCAACCCATTTGCAATCTTAGTAATGGATTCACCAAGATTAATTGACATGTTACCGGTATTGTAATAGATGGTAATCTCAGCTTCGAATTCCTTGGGGCTAACATAAAAGGGTTTATCCTTTTTAGGCTTTTTCGTGGAGGTCGGTGGTGTAGTATTGGATTTTTTCTTTTTCATAAATTTGTTTTCTTTTATTGGTATGTTGTATACCATAATAGAGTTGATCTGATATGTCGAATATTATAAGCTTATCCTTGTTGATATGCAAGCGTAAACCTCTACCAATTGATTGTACAGTCTTAATCTTTGCCTTGCCACCGCCTGCAAAAACAATGTAGTGTAAATTCTTAACATTAATACCTGTAGAAAATATTTTTGAAATAGCTATAACAACAACATTATTATCAGTTTCTATAATATTCTTAATCTTCTCTCTTTCTTCAACTTCTACTTCGCCACGAATAAAAAATACCCTTTTATTGTGGCAGTTTAACTTGAGAACCGATTCAAGTATTTCACCGTGCTTTATAAAATCAATTAAAATAAGAACATTTTTTTCAACTTTATTGACAATTCTGGATAATAATACGTTTCGAAATTTATTCTCAATAATAAAGTCAAGCTCTTTCTTATAAAAATCTGTGGGGTTAAAATTGCTGCTTTCGCGCTTAGGTACAGTTTTATAAAAAACATTTAGCATCTGTATGTTTGCATTACTTACATAATTCTCAGTTCGTAGCTCATAGCTATTCTTTTCATATAATATAGGCCCAATCTTACCAATAATGTTCCATTGATCCTCTTTCTCCTCAGGCAAGGTACCTGTAAACCCAAATTTATGCGCTGTCTTGGCTAGTGCTAAAAGCTTATTAACTTCGTTCCCTTTTCGAATCTTATGTACTTCATCGACCACTACCATATCAATATTTTCTAGCCAAGATAGATTTGAATTCTTGCTCTGTAAAATGCCGAGGTTAGCAATTATAATATTAGAAGTTAGGTCAAGCTTATTATCACCTGTCCATTTTGAAAATGAGAATGGTACACCGTATTGAACGAAATCATTATATGTTTGCTCTACAAGGCCTCGATCTGGTACTATGAGTAAACATTTAAATTTGCTATTATTAAAACGGTAGACAGATGATATTAATGAAGCCATTACGAGTGTCTTCCCACCTGCAGTTGCAAGAACTACTGTTCCTCTGCCAGAAGAAAGGCATTGCTTAACTATTTCTTCTTGATAATCGCGCAAATCGAGCTTTAGTTTATAGGGTATATCGGAGAAGTTTGCATTTTTTTTCCATGTAAAAAGAGCAGGTTTTATAATATTTTTAATATCCTCAGAAATTTCAACAGAACACGAATACTGCTTTTCAAGAAAAAACTTTTGCAATTCTGGAGTTAAACAAGGATCAAATCTTCCCGTGGGCGTAATACTATAAGTACGTGACGGGATATAGCGGGCATATCTTTTTAAAAAAACTGCGGCTTTATTTTTTACAGAAAAATTTTCTCTTATTTCATCAAAATGATCACCGGAGAGAATAGCCTTATTTTTTTTACCATCAAAATCAATTTTTATCATGTAGTTTCAAGCTTTTGTATTTCAATAATATTCTTTATATCATAGGTCATTGAAGAAAGAGTCTTTTCAGTTTTTTCTAGCAATGTTATAAGCAGATCAATTTCCTCTATCTCGCTACGTATTTTCTTGAGATTGGGTAGCTCATTTGCAGTATCAAATAATGTATTAGGTGCTAACTTAACGGGGCTTTTCTCCTTTATCTGCTCTATAGCACCCCTACGCTGCTCATCAAGCTCTTTCTTTTTATTGCTGAGCTCAATCTTAGATCTAATCAAAAGACCGGCATACTTATGCTTAGTAGCAGGTAGTTTAAACTGCACATCTCGTAGATTTAATTCATCTACTGCTACGTCTTTCTCAATTTCGATTAATATTTTTTGAATATTAAATTCCATATCTTTATTATAGTATATGTTATAAATAATTAAAGTGAAAATGTTTGACATATTGTTTGCCAAGCTTATGGAAGACATGGGTGGTGCGCCTGTTGCTGCTTCAAATACAGCTGGTTCTGGTGGTTCTCTAGGCACATTCCAGACATCAGACTGGAAGGACAATCCTGCAGGTACACCTGGTAAAGACAAATATGCAGAAGGCGATTTCCGCAAACCGGTTGCCTTGGGTGCAAAAAAAGCTAAAGGTAAAAATAAATCAAAGATGGTTGTTATGCGCAGGCCTTTTATTGGCATGTGACTTTTGCGAGTTGGCAGTTAAATAGCGTAATGGATACAGGTCACTGGCTTCTGCACGAAGGTGTTATTTTAGACGAAACAACATTCGGTTTTATATATGAAATAACTAATGTAGTTACAAATAAAAAATACATCGGTAAAAAGCAATGCAAATCCAGGTTAAAAAGAAAGCCTCTTAAGGGTAAAACGAGAAATAGAATTGAAATGAAGGAATCAGACTGGAGAGGGTATACAAGCTCTTCAAACGATCTTAACGCAGATATTCTAAAGCTTGGTAAAGAAAAATTTACTTTTAAGATTTTACGCACATGTAATTCAAAGTGGGAGTTAGCTTATTTTGAGATAAAAGAGCAAATATCGAGAGATGTGCTGCTTCGGGATGATTATTATAATGGAATAATAAATGTTAGGATTGGTACACCACCTGCTGAATTTAAAAGTCGATTTGTTGAATAATATATAAGATCACCTATACTATAAGATATGGTAGACAGTCTATCACTACCGAATCATAATTTAAATGTTATAAATTTTACAAAAATCTATAACGGTAAGTTCTTGCATAGCTTTCTTGCACATTTAGACGAGTATAAGCTAACCGATATAAAGCTAAGAAATAAAGATATAAAGAAATTATTATATCATAATATTATACACGCATTATGTGAAGAAGTGTTACATGCTAAAAGCAGTGATAAGGTAGTAATTTTTTATAATACAAATAGTCTTCCAAAAACGGATCTCAACAAGTATGTCTCTGAAGAAGAGCTCATTCTCTTTATTGAGCTTTTACTCCGCAAAATAACAAAACTGCTTCCAATTAAGATCTTCATTACAAGTTATTCATTTGAATATTTTGTTCATCTAATGAGGAAAAATGAAGCTAAGGGTATAGAGATTCTCTTTAATATTAAAGCTTTAATCGAAAAGACTAATTACGAGAGGTTTACTTTTCAAAAAATACGTATTTTTTCACAAAAATACGGGTTAACCTTCTTATCTAACGTCTATTTTAATGCA